CCCTATTAATAAACAGTCACAATCGGTGAGGCCAGAAGCAATCCGCATTGTACTGTCCCTGCTTCAGTTACGGCTCGAGGCAAGGAATTTACTAGGCTCTGTTTAACATTCTTCCCTCGGTTCTGGTCTTGGAAAGTAGACAATCCTGACGCTCATATCAAAGTGGTTAAATTAAACACAGGCTCTATTGATATGTTTAAGGCTGTTCTCACCCACAAAAGTTTGAATGATTTTGGTGATGGTCTTATGAGTGCTATCAGCTATGATCCCATCCACGCTGAATCATTACTTCTTCAAGAAATGGAAAAGAAGTACGGTACTTATAGACCCACTGACTCAAACCATACGAGATTTGATACTGACTCCCTCTGCAAGGAGGGATCATCCCTGCGTAAGTTAAGGGTTGATGGGGCGCCATACACAAAAACTGGTGTGTCAAAACCTCCAGTAGTTGCTCAATGGCACAGACAATTGAAATATTTTGCTGTCAGTCCTAACGGATTGGTAGTAGATGAGGTCAATTCTTGTTTGTTATGCTCAGTCAAAGTTCATTATCAAATAGATCGAAAATGTTCTTGTTCAGACACTAAAAACATCCACTATGGGTGTATCTTACAATACGTTCGTACATTAGGAAACCAGTGTCCCTATTGTTTACAACCAATATCTATACCTGTCGCTAAACTCATCTCCGAGTGTGATAATACATACCTAACTGGCTGTAGTTTCAAGAACGTGCATAATGCTGTTTCATCCATGATAGTGGATGAAATTGCTTTGAATCTTCCTGGAAGATTCTTTTCTCGTTTTGTTCAATGGAACAAGTCAGTTTATGGTTATGGTAAAGTCCTAATAGAATGTCCTCAATGGCTATCTGAGGATGTTTTCAACATGACGATGAATGGTGCTGCAAAGGCTGGCCTCTACTTTGGTCCTGAAGGCTTTGACAACAAACCAAGTAAACGTATTGCCTATCAAAGTACAAAGGAGTGGCTTCATTTGTATGTGAAAGATCTTTACTTCATCTATTCATCGAAAGGTACTATTACGGATGATGATTTGCTTCAGGTTATTGGTGACTCTTATGCTAAGTTATCTTTTAAGATTGAAGTCCTCCAAGACCCTGAGAAACAAAGAATTTTCTTTATTACATCACTATTGAAATTCCTGATTGATAAGGTTCTTCTTTCACCCATTTTTAAATCACTGTATAATTTTAAAAATATAATGATAGGATTTAGATGGGCTGATGGTGGAGCTCAACGTCTTCATGACTGGTTGTTTAAAGGTGGTGACAGATTTTATTTTGAGTGGGATTTGCGGAGGATGGACCAAAAAGTTAAGTGGGCTCATATTTTATTTAATTTATGGACCTTGTACCAAGACTATGGTCTTCCTTCCAAACCTGATCTAAGTTTTAATCCTAATGAGGATGATTCTTTCAATGTGCGTTCTTTTGAATTGCTTCTAACTTCTCTATTAACTCAATGGACTGCAAGAAACAGTGCTTTTACTAAGACGAAATGGTTTGAACCTAAGTCTTGGAGAATTGTCATTGGTATTTTGTTTAGCGGAGAGTTTATTACTTCTGTTAGTCAAACCATGACAAGTATCTTTGCTTTTGTTACTTGGTTGTTCTTTATCAGAGAGTTGATGGAGTTGTACCCTGACGTTCCTGACGTAGTAAAGGAGGCCATTGAAATTGAATTGAGGGATCTTCGTGCGAAGATGTATGGGGATGATGGGATATGTAGTCTTCCTAACATTCTTGCACCCTATTGTTCGCTCCATGCAAATTCTAGAGATGAGTCTGACATCGATGTTGATCATGATGACAGATTTATAACTTTTGCGGACTTTCTTACCAGATTTCATGGACTTGAAATCAAAATAAGTGAATCTCATGAGTACTCTGATTTGCTGACTGAAGTCTTTTGTGATCATAGTGAAATAGTCAAAAGGGGTCCAAAAATATTACAGCGCCATTTTATTGAAGATAGTGGCAAAATAATATCTTTTAGACCCTCTAGATTGTGGAAACTTGTGGTTCCTTCACAGGAGACCATCTCTTGGGAGATGGCCGTCATGAGACTTGTTGGTCATATGTGGGATACTCACGGCAACAATAAACATCAAATACTGATCATTAGGAATCTTGTGGAAAAGATCATAGATATCCACAGTCTTGATGATTCACCGTCTATGCAGAGACAATTTAAAGCAAAGATGGAAGAGTTATACGGTGTTGACCCAAGGGTGACAAGACACTTCGACGCACTAATGGAGAAACATTACGGGTTGACTTCAGCAGAAGAAAAAGCATCAAATGTTCTCAAGATGTTTAAGCTTCCTACCACAGCTCTTCTTAGATACGAATTCAATACGTTTAGAAACACATTTTCTCCAACTACTAGAACACTCATGCCTTGGCGATGCGTTCAGGCACTGGAACTCGGCATCACTGTTCCTATTAAATTTGGTGTTCCTGGTAGGGAAGTTGACCAATATTCCATTTAACCCCCT